AGGGATGCCCAAAGGCGGGGGTGGCGAAATGACAGAGCGCGCATCTGATGCTTTTGCTGACTTTAACAAGATAGCGCGGCGTATGGGCAGGGAAAGCTATAGCTGCGTTGAAGAAGTTGTGCTGCATGACCGCAGCGCTGCGGATTGGGCTAGACAAAAAGGGCGCAACCCAAAGGCCGCGCCGGAGATATTAAGGCTTTGTCTTGATGATTTAGACGATGCGTTCACAAAAATTCACAGCCGCTAGTTTTTGGGTCAAGTTGCTTCACATTCACGCCTTATGTGTTTCGGGTTTGGATTGTTAGCCATGTGCAGATTTCTCCTCATTTTCTGTTAATTGGCGCCAGCCGCGCCCATCGCAGTCAAGGCAACCGCGCAACTCGCCAAAGCGCTCAACGCAGCTTTCGCACTCTGCAACGGTTTCCCAACCGATCTCCGCTTGCCGATAAAGCTTTAGCAGCGCAGGCACTAGCTAATAAGCCAAGCAAACGCTTGCCAAAAATAACTATCTTTGCCGCCAACCATACTGATCGCAATCGGGCAAAGCACACCGCCAAACAGCGCAAGTTCGATCAAAAAGCCTTTAGTTTCGTTGTCCATTCCAACCTCCTGTTTAATTACTATAAGGCATATTATGCGCATTAATTGTCATAATCAACAATAAATCGCACATATATGCGCATATGCTTGCAACTAGGGGCGGAAGGTGATATGGTCTAGGCAGAATAAAATCATTCCCTAAAATATAAATGAGACAACTCGATGCGAGACCTCGATGTCGTTTGGCATGGCGTTACAGCGCTGACGCCATACGCTAGAAACAGCCGGACGCATTCCGATGAGCAAGTGGCGCAAGTTGCCGCCTCGATTAAAGAATTTGGCTGGACAAACCCTATCCTCATTGATGAAGGCAAAAGCATCATCGCTGGTCATGGGCGCCTGCAAGCTGCGCAGCGGCTTGGCGAAGATAAGGTGCCAACAATAACGCTGACAGGCCTAACTGATGCGCAGAAGCGCGCTTATGTCATAGCTGACAACAAGCTTGCGCTGAATGCCGGTTGGGATGAAGAAATGTTGGCGGTTGAGATCAACGACCTGTTAGGCGATGGTTTTGATATTGACCTCATGGGCTTCGACCCTAGCGAAATAGATGCGTTATTGGCTGAAGCTGATAAGGTTGACGAAGGCTTAACTGATGAGGACGCTGTTCCAGATGTCCCAACAGAGCCGGTTAGCAAGCTTGGCGATATTTGGGTGTTAGGCCGGCATCGCGTGATGTGCGGCGATAGCACTAGCATTGACGCGGTTGATAAGCTGACAGATCAGTCTTTAGCAGATATGGTTTTTACTGATCCGCCTTATGGAATTGACTATGGTGGAGGCAGAACAAACAAACACGGCATTATAAAAAATGATGCTTTAGAAGGTGCAGACTTAGGCGCACTGATTGCTTTAGCCTTTACTGCAAAAAAAACTGGTGCTGATTTATATGTCTGCGTTTCGCCACTTATGCAAAAGCCGTTTATGGATGTCTTTGAGCAAAACAATGCTGATATAAATGCTGTCATTGTCTGGGACAAAAAGAACGCTGGTTTAGGTTATATGGCATACCGCCGTCAGTGTGAATTTATTTTGTTCCATAAAGGCTCGCCGTTTCGCAAAGGTGACAAATCAGACTTCGATCTTTGGTCGTTCAGCAAGGACTCGACCAAAGAATATGTTCACCCAACGCAAAAGCCGGTGGCGGTTCCAGAGCGCGCTTTAACAAATAGCAGTAAAGCGGGCGACAGCGTTTTGGACTTATTCGGCGGCTCTGGCAGCACGCTAATTGCGGCTGAAAAGACAGGACGCAACGCGCGCCTGATGGAGCTTGACCCTAAATATGTTGATGTGATTGTTAAGCGTTGGCAGGCATTCACTGGCAAAGACGCGGTTCACGCAGACTCCGGTCAAACATTTAATGAGATTGCAAATGGCTAAATCTAAAAAAACGCCGGAAGTCGTGAAAAACTTCCTGCAACGCATTAGCGAAGGGCGCAGCCATGCAAGCGTCTGCCGCGATGATGACATGCCTGATTGGGCGACTGTTTGGCGCTGGACTAAAGATGACCCAAAATTTGCCGCCGCTTTCGCTATCGCGAAAGAGGAAAGAGGAAACTATTACGGCGAAAAGGTTGCCGAAATTGCGCTGGCTGTGCTGGCTGGCAAGATCAAGGATAGCAATGCTGCGCGCGTTGCAATCGTAAGACTAAAGTGGACGGCTGCAAGGATGGCATCAAAGAACTTTGGCGATCGGATGCAGGTCGAACATAGCGCGGAAAGCAGTTACGTTGACGCTTTGCGGGCAGTAAGTGAACGCATTGAGGTTGATGGGTTGGATGACAAAAGCAAGCTATCGCAAGAATTACGCGCGCGAGGCGGCAAGGATGCCGATCAGGGCGGGCTGGTTCACTAGCGCGTCAGGTTGTTAGCCTGAGGGTTATTGGCTGTCAGCAAGGCTTGTGCGGCTATGGCGCTATGGTGGCGCTATGGCAGGCAGGGTTTGCCGGATATTTCAGCCGTCTTTTTTGCTGATATATATTTTGACCCCCCCCTCTAAATTTGGGCGGGGCAGGATTATTTTTAGCCCATCCGCACACACCCGAACCGACCCCCCCTTAAACAAAAGGGCAACAACCGGCACACAATGAAAAAAAATTTGGCAGACGCGCTTGTCCAACTATGCGCGTTGGGATTGGGGCGGGCATTTGACTGATATACAAGACACCATTCTGAAGCTTCGGAATGACCCTGTTTTATTTGTTGAGCAAGTTATCCAAGCCAAGCCGCAGGCATGGCAACGCGAGGCATTGCAGGCAATTGCAAAGCACGACAAAGTTGCGGTTAAAAGCGGTCACGGCGTTGGCAAAACGGCTTTTGAGGCCTGGACAGTGCTTTGGTGGCTGCTAACGCATTATCCCTGCAAAGTTGCAGTTACAGCCAACACGGCGCACCAGCTAAACGATGTTCTTTGGACAGAGCTTGATAAATGGGCGCGCAAGCTGCCTGACGGCTTCAAGGACTTGCTAGAGTTTAAGACCGATAAGATAAGCCTAAAGGGCGCCAGCGACAGCTTTGCGGTTGCTAGAACAAGCCGCAGGGAAAACCCTGAGGCGCTGCAAGGCTTTCATAGCGAAAACATGCTTTTTATATGCGAGGAAGCATCTGGCATCCCCGATGTGGTTTTCCAAGTTGGCGAAGGCTCGCTGAGTACAAAAGGCGCGAAGGTTATAATGTGCGGGAACCCAACCCGCGCAGATGGTTATTTTTACGATGCTTTCCATAGCGATAGGGCGCAATGGCATTGCATCACAGTGAGTTGCGAAGATGCTGACACAGTTTCGGAAAAGTTTATCGGCGATATGTCGGCAAAATATGGCAGCGACAGCAACATCTATCGCGTCCGCGTTCTTGGCGAATTTCCGACCCAATCGGATGATGTTCTGGTGCCACTTCATTTGGTTGAAAGCGCGGTTAAGCGTGATATTGAGGCTGCGACTAGCACGCCGATTGTTTGGGGCTTGGATGTCGCGCGATATGGATCAGATAGATCAGCGCTCGCTAAGAGACAAGGACAGGTTCTTCTAGAGCCAATAAAAACTTGGCAAAATAAAGATTTGATGACGTTGGCAGGGATTATTTTAAGTGAATACGACAACACCCGATATCAGGATCGGCCGACTCATATATACATTGACAGCATCGGCGTTGGCGCTGGCCTTGCTGACCGCTTAAAGGAATTAGATTTGCCGGCATACGGCATCGCTGTTTCTGAAAGCCCAAGCCTAAAAGACAAGTTTATGCGGCTGCGCGATGAATTATTTTGGAACGCCCGCGAATGGTTTGAGGCGCGCGACTGCCATATTGAGAACGATGAAGCCTTAATAAGCGAAATAACCAGCATCCGTTACAAATATCAATCTAACGGCAAGTTAAAGATAGAAAGCAAAGATGAAATGAAGCGGCGCGGGCAAAGAAGCCCTGACGTTGCTGATAGCTTTGTTTTGACGTTTGCTGGCGCTGGCGCAATAGCAAGCGGCCACCAAACGCGCTGGAATAACAAGGCGGCGCTGAAGCGCGATATGGGATGGGTTGTATGAGCGACAACGTAATAGAATTCCCTGAAAAGCAGGAATTGCACGTTGAGGTCACTTTTGATGACCATGATGCTGTCGATGATATTTTTTATGGCCTGATGATTATGCTGCGCGGCATGACTTGCGAAGATGACGTGACATATGGCGAATGCGTTGATGCTTGCATTATGGCAGCCGCTTGGAGCGCCAAGCAGGCAGGCTATAGCGCTGATGATCTGATGGCGGTTTTTGCAAGCATTAAAGTGGACGATACCGATGCCTAAAGGAAAAGACCCCCGCATAACAAAAACAGGCGTGGCCGGTTACAATAAGCCGAAGCGGACGCCAAACCATCCAAAAAAATCGCATGTCGTAGTCGCCAAAGAAGGCGACAAGGTTAAGACTATCCGGTTTGGGCAGCAAGGCGCAAAGACAGCCGGCAAGCCTAAAAAGGGCGAAAGCGCGGCCATGAAAACAAAGCGCGCATCCTTCAAAGCCCGACATGGCGCCAACATTGCTAAAGGCAAAATGAGCGCCGCTTATTGGGCTGATAAAACAAAATGGTGATCTGATGAGCCTTTACGAAAATATCCATAAAAAGCGCAAGCGTATTAAAGCGGGCAGCGGCGAGACCATGAGGCGCAAAGGCGCTAAAGGGGCGCCAAGCGATGCAGCTTTTAAGCGCGCGGCAAAGACTGCCAAAAAGACAACCAAGAAAACCAAGAAGGCGAAGTGATGCAACATTGTTCGACTTGCCCTTATCCGCCAAAATGCGGCGCGAGGGTTCAATGCCTAACCGGCAAGATCGCCGGCGAGGCGACAACGCTGGCGCAGCCAAAGCCGATGTCAGTTTTAACAACTGACGGCATGGCTATGACCGGCATCATTAAAAAAGTTAAAAAGAAAAAGGCGGTAAAAAAATGAAATACGGTTCTAAAAAAGGCACAAAAAAAGGCACCAAAAAATCTGGTGCCAAGATGGGTTTGGGAAAATTTTGCAGTCAGTAAGTTTGATTGAAAGTCGCCCAAGCCGCTGCGCTTTGGTCTGCATCCTCGCCGATGACCTTTAGGGTTGCCCGCGCTGATGCAACAATACCGCCGCAGCCGTTAGCGTAATAATCGCCGCCCATGTCGTCAGCGTAATGCGTTGCACGGCTTCGCAGTTCTGCCAGCGCTTCGTTTTCTTCGGCGCTGATAAAATAATGGGTTTTTGTTTCCCTGATAATTTCGGGCGCTTCACAATCGCACTCAACGTGGTCGATGTAATAGCGCTTCGGAATCTTGTATGTGTTTTTCATATCGCTCTCCCTAGCGGGCGGGGCTGTTAAGCCACCGCCTTGCTATATTTGTTGATGAAGCGTCTAAGCTGACGCGCATCGTGCTGATAGTCAGGGTCATCTTCGTTTGCATCGCAGATGGATAAACGGTTTTCCGCTTCGCCTATGATGTAAGCGTCACTGTATTTTTCGTTAACTTCTTCTTCAGTGCCGTAAACCAGCAACGTATCTTCAACATCAATGATGCCAAATTGATATTCAAGCTCGCGACACTTAAAGGCGTCTTTTACGATTTTGCGTAGTTTAGTCATATTGCCCTCCAAAGCAATTTGTTTAACTCATATGAAGATTATATGCGCATATTTACCAAAAGTAAAGCATAAAATACGCATAAAAAGGAAGTTTCTCGAAAAAAATGTATACCATTCGCACATTTCGCCGGCCTCGCCCGCAGCCATCACCAGAACAAATGGCGCCTAAATTCGCGCTATGCGCTGGATGCGTGACGCCGAAGTTTTGTCGCGAAGGCGGCAAGTGCGATGTTGAAGCATTATCCAAGACAAAAGCCGTTAAAAAACAAGCAGTTAGCAAGAAACAAAAGGCCAGCAAATGAAAATGAACGATGAAGAAGTTGGTCAAATCGTTGCGCGCGAGATATCTGACGCCCTTAATCATTATGATAGCGAGTACGCTTCTGACCGCATTAAGGCGCTGGATTATTATCTAGGCGAGCCGTTTGGCAATGAAATTGAAGGCAAAAGCCAAGTCGTTTCAACAGAAACGGCAGACACCATCGAGCAAATTATGCCTAGCCTGATGCGCATCTTTTGCGGCTCAGATAAATATGTCCGCTTTGCGCCGCGCAATGCTGAAGATGCCGAAGCCGCTGAACAGATCAGCGATTATGTGAATTACATTATCAGCCATGACAACAACGGTTATCGCATTATTGACGCATGGTTGCGCGATGCGCTTTTGTTTAAACTTGGCGTGGTCAAGTTCTATTATGACGAAACCACAACAGTCGAAGAAGCCGAATATGAAGGCCTAACCGAAGACGAACTGGCAAAGCTTCTAGAAAACCCTGATATTGATGTTGTTGCGCAATCTGAGACGGTTACAGAGATTGTCAACGAAATGGGGATGCTTCAGCCGGTTGCGGAAAGCTATGATATAAAGGTCAAGATTTCCAAGAAATCAGGCAAGGTTAAAATCGAGAACGTGCCGCCGGAAGAATTTATATTTAACCGGCGCGCAAAGAGCCTTGAGGATGCCCGCTTTATTTCGCATCGCACAACCATGACTGTCAGCGATCTTGTCAGCATGGGTTTCGATGAAGATGAAATCGTTGAACATGCCGGCACGGCGCAAGTTGAAAACGAAGTTGAGCGCGATGTCCGTTTTGGCGATATTGGCAACGGCGTTGAAACCGATCCGGCTGATGACAGCCAGCGCCTTGTTCCTGTCTTTGACAGCATTGTTTTGATGGATGCTGATGGCGATGGCGTATCAGAGCGCCGCCGCATCTTGTCGATTGGCGACACTGGCGCGCATATTCTTGAAAACGAAGTGACCGACATTATTCCGTTTGCCGTTATCAGCCCAATCCTGATGCCGCACCGTCTGGTCGGACGCAGCATCTTTGATCTGACAAAAGACTTGCAGCAAATTAAATCTGTTTTGATGCGGCAATATCTTGATGCGACTTATCTAACCGTCAACCCGCGCACGGTTGCTGTCGAGGGGCAAGTTAATTTTGATGACCTACTAGATGGAACCGCTGGCGGCATCGTGAGGGTTCGCAACGCTGGCGCCGTCCAGATGCTATCAGGCACAGGCGTTGGCAACGAAATCCAGCCATTAATGGGATATCTGGATTCTGTAAAAGAGCAGCGAACAGGGATGAGCAAGGCTAGTCAAGGCCTCGATAGCAACGCCCTGCAAAGCACAACAGCAAGCGCTGTCGCTGCGACAGTTAAAGGCGCAGGCCAAAAGCTTGAGAGTTATGCGCGAACCATTGCTGAGACTGGTTTCAAGGATTTGTTTCGCGGTATTTTGGCGCTTGTTACCAAATACCAACAGCAAGACCGCATCATCCGCCTGCGTAACAAGTTTGTGCCAATCGACCCGCGCGAGTTTGATACAGAGTTTGATGTTATCGTAAATGTCGGGCTTGGCACGGCAGACGATGAACAAAAGATTGCTTTCCTGACACAGATCGCAAGCAAGCAAGAGCAAATCTTGCAAACGCTAGGCGCTAATAACCCGATGGTCACGATGCAACAATACGCCGGCACCCTGCGCGAAATTGCTGAGATCGGCGGCTTCAAAGATGCAAGCAAGTTCTTCAACTCGCCAGAGCAGATTGCGCAGCAAATGCAGCAACAACAGGCGCAGCAAGCACAGCAAGGCCAACAGCCATCGCCTGAGATGATGAAGCTGCAACAAGACTTTGAATTAAAGAAAATGAAAATCGAAGCTGAAATCCAGCTAGACCGCGAAAAGATGGAAGCCGAACTTGAGATGCGCCGCGAGGAACTTGCGCTGGAAAGCCAGTTACGCGCAGCTAAAGCAATCACGGACGCTGAAATATCAACTAATTTGCCGCGAGTGTAAAAATGGAAAAAAGATCATCGCCACCTAAAAAGCTGAAGATTAAAGGCCAGCCGCACAAGCTGGCTTATATCAACGATGTCGAAGAAGGCCTTTTGCGGGCGCGCGGCGGCAGCGGCGAGATGGTGCATGGCATTCCGGCCTTCTATGACGAGGGCGATGATTATGATAGTCCAAACGCCACAGATGCCGATCGTGGAAACAATCGTGGCACAACGGCTGGTGATGATAGCGGCGCTGAACATGGCCGAAACGATGCAGCCAGCGCAATTGCAGAAGCCAATCGGGTTGTCCGTGCGCAACTAGCTTTAGAAGATAGTCTGAAGCGCGAGCGCGCGCAGATGCCACCAAATCAGCGCATGATCAACACTGCGCGCAATCCATATGCGAATAGCGGACTAACCGCGCAGGACAGAGCCTTTAACCTGACTCCAAATGCCCAGCGCATTGCTCAAAGTTATATGAATTCGCTTGGCGCTAATGGCAAAAGCATTTTTGCTCCTTCAATATTTTCTGGCCGTAGAATTGGCGGCTCCATTCCTGACGCATTAAAAAATCGCAGCTTGAGCGCACTACTTGGAACGCCAAGTTATTCAAATTATTTTGATGACCCAACCATCAACAAAGCTATCGGCCAAGCTGCAATTGACCAAATTAGCGGCAGCGGCAGAATACAAAATGCTGAAGACGCATATGGCGCTCCAAGCCTCGTCGGCAAGGCGCTTGGCGCGGTTGGTGGTTATAATCTACAAAACATTCAAGAAAAAATTGCGGCTGGCGGGCGGCCTGTCTTAGACGAAAACGGCGTTGTTCAAGGTGTTTTTCATGATGGCCTTTTTGGGATGGAAGTTTATAGCGGAAACCCTGTCGCTGGCATCGAAGGCACAGGCAATATTGATAGCAGCTTCGGTGGCGACCCTGACCCTATAGAAAACCCGCTAACCGGCGAAAAGCAATGTCCAGAAGGATACTTCTTTGACGAAGATTTGCAGGCTTGCCGCATGGGTTCAGCCGCAGCTAGTGATGACACCGTTGCGCCAGTAACAGCGCCGGCAACTGGCGCATATTACCGGCCAACAGGTCTTGAAACGGCGTCAGCATTTACGCCAGCCGGTTTTGATTATGATGCAGCAAATAGCGCATTTTTGGACAGCTATGCTTATCGGCCAGAAAACTACCAAGACCCGATGAGCCTCAACGGCTTCAAGCAAATAACATGAATGAAGGAAAGCTTCGCGAACAACGCGAGCGCGCAGCGCAGGCTGAACGCATCCTAAACGAGCCTCTAATCCTAGAGGCTTTTGATTATTTAGACACTGAATTTATGCGCGCGTGGAAGCAATCCTCAGTCGAGGACACGCAAGCCCGCGAGCGCATATATAACCTGTGCCAAGCCTTAGAGGCGGTCAAAGGCCACCTCAAGTCGGTTGTCGAAACCGGCAAAATGGCGAAGGCGCAATTGGATCAACTTAAAAAATAGGTGTAAATTATGGCTGACAATTCCAATCAGGAAACCAGCAATTTTTCTATAAACGATGCAATGACTTCGCTTTTGCAAGACCCCGCAGCGGACAACCAAGCAGAAGAAGAAGCAGCACCAGCCGAAGGCCTAGAGCCGGAAGCTGAAGCCTCAGAAGACGAGGCGTTAGAAGCGGGCGATGAAACTGATGAAGATCAGGATGACGCTGAAGCCGATGACGCCGAAGATGACGAGGAAGATGCCTTTGACGATGACGACCAAGACGATGACGATGAGCCTCAAACCCTAACCGCCGTAATTGACGGCGAAGAAGTTGAGATAACCATCGAAGAAGCGGTTGCGGGATATCAGCGCCAAAGTGCGTTCACCAAGCGTATGCAGCAGCTTGCATCTGAGCGCAAAGCCTTTGAGGCCGAAGCGGCTCAGACTAAACAAATGCGTGATGCTTATGCGCAAGGCCTAAC